ACAAGAGGTAGAGCAAAAATATCATTTGGTCTTGCTGCTGAAAACCTTAGAGCTAAAAAAAATGATCCTCAAATGGTTATGCAGAGGCTACAAAGCAAGGAGTATGAGTCAGTTAGTAAACTGGGCTATTGAGGCATTAGAAGAAGTTGTAATATCTAAAGTTGGAACTAAAGACATGGTTGATAGTCTTAGTGATGCCTTGAAAGAGTTAAAAATAAATGGTCTGATGCAAAGGACAACAGAGACAAGAGGTAGAGCAAAAATATCATTTGGTCTTGCTGCTGAAAACCTTAGAGCTAAAAAAAATGATCCTCAAATGGTTATGCAGAGGAGATATAAAGAAATTCATGGAAAAAATAGAAATTATGAAGAAATAGATCACCAACTTACTTCTAATCAATCACCGACTTTGGAGGAAGTTAGAAAGAAAATAGATGAAGTGAGGAAGAGGAAAGAAGAAATTAAAAAATTGAAAGAAAAGACTTTAAAAAATGCTCTGGAGCAAGGATTAGTTACTGAAAATATTGTTAAGGATAAATTTGAAGATGGGATTAAAAATAACGTTTCAAGTGTTTCAAAAGTTCCTTCTGTCAAAGAAAGATTTTCAGAAAATGACTATGAAGAAAAGTGTCAGGAAATTTCTAGAAATGATAAATTGAAGTTAAAGAAAGAAAATGAAATACTATCGCCGGAAAATTTGAGAAATTTTTTAAAAGAATAGTCATTCAAACTTCTGGTTGAAAGAAGTTGTTTAAAATAGACCATTCAAATTTTAAACGGTCTTTTTAAACAACTTTGGAAATAACTATTTTTAAAACTTTTGGAAAATAACTTTTTAAAATCAGTTTGTTAAAAACTGTAATTAAAAATAATTGACCGAAAGGTATTGACAAACAATTTTTGGTGTGTTAATGTATTGGCACGTTGAAAATGTTAATGGAATAATTTATTAAAAATATGAGGTAAAAAAATGTATGATACAAAGGATTTTATCATCGGCCTTTTAATTGTACTAGGTTTATTCTTCGCTATGGTGAACAGTAGCAATTTCATAGCCTTTGTACTCTCAAAGGCGTTTTCATCTTTTATATTTGCTACAGTTATAATGTTAAACAAGGAAAATTAAAAAGGAGTTTTAAAAAATGAAAGAAATTTATCTAAAACAATTAAAAGAACGTCTGCCTAACCATTCTCATTTGGAGAAATCCTTATCATATAAAGAATGGAGAAAAGCTGGAGAACCACATCTTTGGTTATATGAAGCTATTGCCAATAATGTTGTTGGAATGTTAGACATGGGTCATGGATATACAGTACTGTTTGAAGATAACAAACTAACAAATTTGAGTAATTCTTTAATAGTCATAGGAAAACGATATGTATTTTCAGGCGACAATTTAAGACTTTTTAAAGAAATTGCTTGTAAAGAAGTGATAGAAAAAGGAGATTAAAAATGAGAGATAAAGAAGGCAATTATAAATGGAGACTTACCACCTTCGGAGAGTGAACCAGGCAGTATTTTAGGTGCGCCAGGGTTTTAGGCGTACCTACAGGATGTTGGGTTTAATTTTAATTTTATTAAGGAGGTAAAAAATGCTAAGAAGTAAGATAAGAAAGGAAGTAAAAAACTCATTACAAGAAGAACCAAACACAACATTATTTAAGCGAGCCTTAATTTATTACATAAGGTCGCTGGAAGTTGCCAAGGCAAAGAATGATGAAACATACACAATCATGATAACTCCCCAAGAAGAACAGGAGTTAGCAGAATTATTAAGTGGTGATATCAAAGATGTTATTGAATATTTCCTAATCAGCTATCACAAACGTGCTTTGAAAAGAATGAAGGAAAATCAAAAGAAGTGATACAAGGAGGTTGAAAATAATTATGGATAATTATAAATGGAAACTTACCACCTTTGGAAGGGAAGACGGTTTATATTTTAGGAAAGCCTTCGAACATATCCGAACCTTCTTCGTAGTAAAGAATTCAGAAGCAAAGATAGTTAACTACAATGAATATCAAAAATTAGTCGATGAAAACAAAATTGCTCCACCTACAAGCCATTGGAGGATAAAAAAGGATCAGGTAGGCATAATCTCCTTAGTGGAGTGTAGAGATAATTGGACTAATGCATTGCTTGCCCTTGAAGATTTCATCTCAGGTTGGAGGGCCTGTGAATATGAGATGTTGAACACTAAAAAATTAAACACTAGATACTAAAATTAAATCCTTCAAGGTACAACTCCTAACATTTAAAACCTTGAAGGATTTTAAGATTAAAAAAGGAGATTAAGAAAAATGTTGACGGAAGAAGAGATAGAAGAATTGGAGAGAGAGAAGTTCGAGACTAAGTTAAAGTGTAAGGAGATATATCAAACTATTTTAACCCTAAGAAATATTCTAAAGTCATATCAAAAATACCATTTAAGATATCTGAAGCGTTATGAAAACGCTGACAGGAAATTGTTTGAAGAAAAAGTAAAAATATGTAAAACAAGAAAAAGAAAAAACAGTAAAGAAAAACCTCTGGAAATTAATCTTTCAAAAAAACAACTTTTAAAAATTGCAGAGGTTTTGAACATAGATTTGTTTAATTCTAAGGAATAAAAAAAGGAGGTGAGAAAAAACTTTGTATTGGCTAACTCTAACGTTAACGATTTTAGTTATATTCATCTGTGTTCAAATGTGTAAAAAATTCCGTTGACATTTGAACAAACTATTGTTAACATTATTTAACAATTATTTAATATTAACTTTTCTAAGGAGGATTAAAAAATGAAGAAAGAAATAGTGAGTGCGAAAGTGCCCAGAAATGAAAAAAAGGGTATTGTAAAGGACTTGGTAGCATCGGTCGAAATCCCTATGCCTGAAACTGTTGAAGAAGCCATCAAGGCCTATGGAGGAGAAGCAGTTCTCTCCAATGCTATCGCCAATTGGCGGGTAACTCTCCAGAGTAACATAAGGGGAGGACTCAAAAGAGGTGAAACTCCTCAGCAGATTCAAGAACGTCTGAAAGACGCTAAAATGGGTGTAAGTGTTAAAGGTGCAAAGATCGATCCTGTGCAGGCCTTCCTCGCCAAGTTTCAATCGTCAACGCCAAAAGATCAGAAAAAACTTCTTGCCGAACTTCAGAAAAGGGCTGCTGCGGCATAACATTTAAAAAAATTTTAAATCCTCTGAGAATTCAATCTCAGAGGATTTTATCTCACCAAAAATGTGAAAAGAAGTGCTTTGAACAAAGTTTGTTCAAAAATTTAACGATCTTTTTAACAATAAAGGGAAATAAAAGAATGGAAAATTTAAAAGAAAGAATAAGGAAAAGAACTAAGGAATTCAAGGAAGTTATAAAAACTGAAAAATTAATTGATTTTTACATCCAAGAATTACAAAACAACTTGGGCGAAGTATCTGGCTTAATATACCCAGATTCTGTATTTCTAAACATTTACAACCAAGATATTGAAAATGTAGAACTCAAACTAACACATTTAAGTTCTACTTTAAATCTAAAATGGAATAAAACAGTAGATGAAAACGAAGTCATTTATAATGCTACTAAATACATAAACAAAAGCGAATCAAGTCAAATAATCATCTTCATTACAATCCACTGTAATAAATTCAACTCTTGCAAAATCATTTCCATTCCAACTGGAAGAAAAATATGTATAGAAAAAACTATTATCGAAGAAGTTCCTGAATACGAATATTTAATAGACTGTGGAAACAAAAGTGGAAAAGGAGGTTCTTCAAATGAGTAATTGGCAAAGATGGAAAAACATACTAAAATGCTATCCATTTGAAGAAAAACGCTTAAACAAATGGCAACCTCCTTACATAGTCCAACCTAAATACGACGGAGTTCGTTGTCGAGCTATTAACATCAATGGTAATTATCTATTACTTTCAAGCGAGGAAAACATCATCTTTTCTGTCCCTCATATAAATCAATCTTTGGACAAACTCCATGTAAACCTAGAACTCGATGGCGAGCTTTATTGTCACGGAATGAGGTTTGAAGAAATTTCCTCTATAACTTCTCGCACTGTTAATTTACACCCTAATTACAAAAGCATTCAATTCCATATCTTTGACGTAGTAAATAAAGAACTTCAATCAAACAGATTATTAACAATAGAGAAGTTAAAAAATCTAGACAAAAACATAATAGTTTCACCTTTCTGGATATGTAATAATTTAAGTGAAATTATGAGGGTTTATGACAAACTTATAAACAATAACTATGAAGGAATAATTGTAAGGCATTTCCAATGTCCTTATGAACGAAAGCGTAGTACATACATTATGAAATTTAAACCTAAGAAAAAAGACAGTTATAAAATAGTTGGTTTTGCCGAAGAATTTTCCAATGAAGGAATTCCAAAGAATTCACTCGGCTCTTTGGTATGCTCAAGTGGTGATGGCCAGACTTTTAATGTAGGAACTGGTTTCACTGAAGAACAACGTCATAAATTATGGCAAGAACGTGAAACACTTGTTGGAAAAACTTGTGTTATAACCTATCAACATTTAACTTCAGGAAAAAGAGTGCCAAGATTTCCTGTTTTTGTAAGTATAGAAAAATAACTATTAATTATTAAAAGAGGTAAAAAATTATGGAAAATGAAACCAATAAATATGAAAAAGAGTTTTACATTGCAGGTGTTCAATACCATAGATTACCATCTCTGGTTAAATCTAAAGTTGACATCAAACAAGGTACAAAACTAGACCTTGTTCCCGAACCTACTAACAATTTCGATCCTAATGCCATTCAAATTATTTTTGTAGATCCTTCAAAAAACACCTATAACCTAGGATATGTTCCAAAAAGATTAAGTTCTGAAATAAGCGCTATAATTACATTAACTGAGTTAGAATGCAAAATAGTCGAACTAACACCTTCAGCAAAACCTTGGGAAATGTGTAAAGTTATAGTAAGAGAAATTTAAAGAGGAAAATAAAATGACTTTGGAACAATCAACTAACAATAACCACTTAAAAACCTTCACTTACTTCGGCTATGCAAATGGCTGGAGATTCACACATAAACCAGAAGATGTAATAAACTGCGAAAAACAAAATCATCCATTAATTATTGAAGAAACTGGCAAATGCTTAACACGTGTTACTTGCCTTGTTTGTAAATATTACTACAACATTGACTCAAGTGATTAAAAGGAGGAAGAAATGAAAACTGTATATTGTAGCAACTGCGGAAAACGCTTGAATGTAAAACGAGTAGCTCTCAAAAAATTTAAAAGAATAATAAACATCGTAGAATACCACGAGTGTTCTGAAACACCTGTGGAATTCGACTTGTCACCAATAGATGTTCCAACCTTTATTGAACACAAGGAAAAAAACAAGTTCATTCAAAATTTAAACAAACTTGATAAACCAAAAACTTTCAACATTGAAGAACCAGAAAATGAAGAACCTAAAAACAATAAAACTATAGCTCCTCAAACTTTGCTAAACCAACTTAAATCACTTACCAATACCACTCCTTCTCACAACATAGATAACTTCGGAGGTGATTAAAATGCCTAATGTATATATAGTAAATAAATCTTCCCATGATTTTTCACCTGCTGAAAAATTCGGAAAGTTAATCTATCTCTCAAGTGGTTCTATGAATCGCTACGCTACAAACAACATGGTTAGAACCTTCAATGACGTTTTAAAGAATTCAAAACCAGATGATTATATAGTCCCTTGCTCTCTAAACATAATGAATTCTTTAGCATGTGCAATTTTCGCTGCAAAACATAAGAGATTAAACCTCTTATTATTCAAAAGCGGGCATTATGTAGAAAGAAACCACATATTTTAAGGGAGTAAAAAAGAAATGATTTCAGAAAGGAAACTAAGAAAGTGGCGAAAGAATGCTTTGGTACTAAAACTTCACAATGAGTCTAAAACTGACGAAACTTCCAAATTACTAACAACTTTATCCAATCAGATAATTTCCTTAACGTCCGATCTAATGGACATAAAACTTTTAAACGAGGTAAAAAATGATTCCTTTAAAAGAACAAAAAGAGTGGAAAATAATAGACTCTTCAAAGATAGAAACTTTCCTTGATTGTCCAAGAAAATATTTCTTTGAACACATCCTAGGTTGGAAATTAAACTTACCAAATCACGATGCTTACTTTGGTGAATCTTGGCACAAGGCCAGGGAACATCAACTTCGCTACGGCTACAATGATATAGAAGGTGCCTACAACGCTTTTATCGAACACTATCGGAAAGAATTTCCACCTGACACGGACAATCTTTACCGACCAAAAGACCCAACTGGTGTATTAAATGCTTTAATGAAATTTTCTGAAGAACGTTCTTCCGACTTAATCGAAAACGAGGTTGTTGAAATAGATGGAACAAAAATGCTGGAAATTTCCGGAACTGTTCCAGTCGATTCTAAACGTGTCCTTCATTATCGCCTTGATTCAATCATGAGAAGAAAGTCCGATGGTAAGATTTTCTCTTGGGATCATAAATCAGCGAAAAGGTTCTCCAGATTTTGGCGTGATAAGTTTCAACTAAGTATTCAAAACGGAACTTACACACACTGCCTTTATTGTATGTTCCCTATCGAACAAGTCTTAGGCGTAGAATTCTGTGGAACAAGTTTTTCTTACCTAACTCGTGGCGGTTCTAAAAATTCAAAAGGTTATAACATAACTTTAGAACGAGTCCCTGCATTTAAAACACCTGATCAAATGAACACTTGGTTATGGACAGTTGTTGACATTCTAGATTCCATCGAAAGGGAAATGAATAGATTATTCGAATCTTCTGAAAATGAATCTATTCTAATGTCTTTTCCAATGAGGCCTAATAATTGCACTAAATACTTCGGCTGTGCTTTTCACGACTATTGTATCTCCTGGCCTAATCCACTACAACGGTGTGAAGAACCACCTATTGGATTTAAAGTTGAATTCTGGGATCCTTCAAAAATAGAATCTTCAGTGGAAAAGAATCTAACTTGGTAATAAGTAATGATTAAAAAGGAGTAGAAAAAAATGCCTTATGATTACATGAACGAGTTAAAAAAAGTAAAGTCTTACTACGAAGGCGACCCGTTACAAAAGCGCTTTAGTGCCCTAATAACTGGAGAAACTAATGCTGGAAAAACTTATTTATTAAGAACTGCCCGCAAGCCTATTCACATAGATTCTTTCGACCCTGGTGGAACAAAGTGCCTTCGAGACTTGATTGAAAAAGGTGAAGTAATTGCCGATACACAGTGGGAATCTGATGATCCATTAAAGCCAAACAAATTCGCAGAATGGATGAAAACTGTTGACCTCCGAATGAGGTTAAACTACTTCGATCATTTTGGAACTTACTGTATCGACAGTGCTACAACATTCGGAGATGCTATAATGAACTATCAACTAAATTCACGTGGACAGGCAGGTGAAGCACCTAACTGGGGCAAAGACTACATGCCACAAAAAACTATGATGGTTAATTATATAAAGAAATTAATGTCCATCCCTTGCGATTTCATCTTAACTGGCCACTTGCGAGCAATCGAAGATAAAATAAGTGTAGACCTAAAAACTGGCATAACTAGAAAAAACATAAAATACCGTTTCTACACCACTGGTCAAGCTGTAGTAACAATACCTTTACTTTTCGATGAAATCTATGTATTAATCGCTGAAGAATCTCCAAGAGGGTTAAAAAGGAAAATGCTCATAGATTCTTCCGGTACTTATATCGCCCGTTCTAGACTCAAAGCTAACAGTAAACTATCTTCTGTCGAAGAACCTAATATAAAAGGTTTGTTGAGAAAAGCTGGCTTAAAATGGGATGATAAGCCACCTTTGAAAATTGATTAACTTTTTTAAATACTAAGGGAGGTGATTAGCTATGGATTAGTAAATTACTAAATAACTTTTTATCAAAGATATTTAACTTAAAGGAGAAATTTACAATGGAAGAAAATTGTATATCATGTGAAAGTCCTAAAGCTCCACAAGTATCTTCTGAATTAACACGTTTGTTAAATGGTGTAGATGATCTCTTAAACTACATAGAACAACTAAGATCATCTATCAGTCCAGTATTAAAATTAGTTAAATTTCCAGAAGATGACATCAAAGAAGATATTTCAAACCTTGTCCCATTAGCAGAAAATATCCATGACATTAGTAACAAAATATCCCTAGCCAATGCTATGTTATCTTGGATGTTGAAAAACTTGGAACTTTAAAAAACTTATTTTAAAAAGGAGGCAAAAATTATGTCTTTAGTCGATTACTCCGATCTTGAGCAAGCAATAGCAGAAGCACCTGAGCCAAAAGTTCTTCCTCGTGGTTCAGAGGTAAAGGCCAGAATCATCAATGTAAATGAAGGAATCTCCGACAAAAACGGAGCTCATTGGTACATGCCTGTTTTCGACGTACCTGACGACCCAATGGTGATTGAGTTTAGGGATTTCTTCTGGGATCTCGCAGATGCAAGTAAACTTGATGAAAAAAATGCTCAGCGTTCCGTCTATAAATTCAAAACTTTTGCCGATGCTTTTGGTATTGACTATACAAAACCTTTCAGTTGGACTGATGATCTTATTGGTCTCGAAGGCTGGGTAATTCTTGGGATAAAGAAAGATGATGACTACGGGGAACAAAACACTGTTACAAAATACATAGCTCCAAGATAACCAGTTAATTCAATTTTTAAACAATCTGCCTTTGCCACTCAATGTGGCATTGGTAGATAATTCATTAACGAGGTAAAAATCAATGAGTAAGATTTCTATAAACTATGACCTGGGAAAAGATAAAATATCTATAGACATGGACAAGGATTTCCCTGGACATCATAAAATTTACACGCTAATCGGAAAACTCATTCAAACCCACGCTAAGAAGAGCCACGACTATGGTGTCGATAACCCTATGGGGAATTTCGAGTTTTCATCTCAAATAACAAACATCCCAGCTTGGTTCGGTGCTTTTATACGAATGACAGACAAATGGGGACGATTGAGATCTCTATTGAGGAAAAAACAGCTTGTAAAAGAAGAGTCTTTCAAGGACACTTTATTAGACAATGCTTTATATTCATTGATAGTTTCTGCTCTATATGATGAAGAATCTACTATAAACGCAGAAAACATCACATTGATGTCATCTACCTTAAATCCCAATTCTTAAATTTATTAAGGAGTAAACAATGAATAATTTAAATTCTCCAAAAACACCTAACTCTAAATGGGACAGTTATTTTTACAAACTTTGTAACACTATATCTTTAAGGTCACCCTGCTTATCTCGAAAAATAGGTGCTGTAATAGCTAAAAACAACACAATTTTATCAACAGGCTACAATGGCCCTCCTTCTGGAATTTTCCACTGTGGAAAAGAACGTGCTTTAAAAGATAAAAATCTCCCTGATTTAAAAGAGTTATTTCCTGAAGATGTAATCTCCAACACTTGTCCACGACGCTTGATGGCGTATAAAAGTGGTGAAGGTCTACGATATTGTTTAGCCCAACATGCAGAAGAAAATGCTGTAACTAATGCAGCTAAAAATGGAGTATATATATTCAATAGCACTTTATATCTAAACTCCATAATCCCTTGTCAAAGATGCCTAGGCACTCTCATAAACGCCGGAGTGAAGGAAATTGTAGTAACTGAAGAAAAATTTTACGATAATTATTCTGAAATTCTGTGTAAAGAATCAGGTATAAAAATAAGGAGTTTTGAAATATGAAAGATCATAAAATTTTAATTCTCGGAAATGATGGATATATAGGTTATGCTCTAACCATTAAATTACTAAAGGAAAATTTCAAAGTATTTGGAGCAGACGATTATTCCAGACGTGAAAGAGTATCTAAAATCGGCAGTGATTCTTTAACACCTATCCTCGATGTATTTGAAAGAATTAAATACTTAAAATCATTTCCTAATTTCATTGACCAAGTTGATTTATCTCTTGGAAATGACTCTTTCCATTACATAAATAGCGTTCTAGCATCTTTTGAACCAGACACCATAGTCCATCTTGCCGAGCAACCTTCTGCGCCCTGGTCAATGAAAGATGTTTACAACTCTGTTGAAACACAAACAAGAAACACAATAGGTACTTTGCAACTTCTTTGGGCTATAAGAAAAAATTGTCCTAAAGCACACTTAATAAAATTAGGATCAATGGGCGAGTATGGAACTCCTAACTGTCCAATCCCAGAAGGTACAATTCCTGAAAAATGTCTAAAAAATCACAACATTACCTGTCCAATGCAAGGTTTGTTATTCCCTAGAATTCCTGGATCTTTTTACCACCTCTCAAAAGTTCATGATACTTATAACATCGAATTCGCTTGCCGTAATTGGAAGTTACGTTCCACTGACATAATGCAAGGTATTGTAATAGGCTTAAACAATGTCGATTCAATAGAGGAAATAACTCGCTTTGACTACGACCAATGTTTTGGAACTGTAGTAAATCGTTTTTGTGCACAAGTTTTATCAAATCATCCCTTAACAATCTATGGAAGAGGAAACCAAACTCGTGGATTTTTAACTCTTAAAGACTCCTTAAATTGTATAACTCTTGCTATAAAAAATCCTCCAAAAGAAGGTGAATATAGAACTTTTAACCAATATGCTATTATTCATAATATCAATGACCTAGCATTTTTGGTAAAAAAGTGTACATTGGAACTAGGTTTAAAAACATCTTTTGAAATAAACTACTTAAAAAATCCAAGAAAGGAACTCGAAGAACATTACTATAACACTTCAAATAATAACTTAAAATCCTTAGGTTACAAAGCAACTACCTACCTCGAACCAGAAATAACTTCGATTTTAAAAACTCTATCTCATTACAAAGATAGGATAAAAAAAGAAGTAATAAACCCTACAATAAAATGGTAAGGTCGTTCAAATTTTGAACAATCTATTGGAGGCAAAAGATGTCAAACGAAGATTATATTCCTAGATTCAGTTTCGAAATTTCTCAAGAACAGCAACTTAGGACTCAAAAATTACTAGGAACCTATGGTCTAAGAAAAGCTCTATTTAACATAATCTTAGACGATGTCCTTGACTTAGTCGAAGACTACGGAGGTATGGCTATAGGTTTAATAATAAGTGGGAAAATAAAACCTAGAAAAGTCCTCCCTTCATTAAACAAAGTTGATCAATTAAAAGGAGATTAAAACTATGGCTGATTTAGAATCTTTAAATTACTCTTCAATATCTGAAATGTCTGTTGACGAAGCTATTGAAATGCTCAGACAAATTCGCTTATCACGTCGTATCCCTGAAAAAAGACGCAAGAAAATAACAAAGAAAAAGAAAAAAGATAATTTAAACATCTCACAAAAACAAGCACTTGAAATTCTAAACATTTTAGGAGGTAAATAACTAATGTCTATCAAAGTTGGAAAGGTAGGAATGGTTCCCACAAATTCTATAATAATCAAAGATCGTGCCCGTAAGGAAATGGGTGATCTTGAATCGCTTGAACAGAATATGAAGGAAAGTGGTTTAATATCTCCTATTGCTGTAAAAGATAACAACGATGGAACTTACACTCTTCTCGCTGGCGAACGCAGGTTAACAATACTAAAGAAAAACAACGTAAAACAAGTACCTGTTAGAATTTACGACAGAAATCTTTCAAACATCGAGATGAAGGTAATAGAAAAATCCGAAAACTTTTTCCGTAAAGACATGGAGTGGTATGAGTTAGATAAGCTAACTCTTGAAATCCACAAACTTCAACAAGAACTTCATGGAGTAAAAGCTCCAGGCCCTGGAAATTCTGGCTGGTCAGTTGAAGACACTGGCAATTTAATAGGTGGTGTTTCCAAAGCTACAGTCTCTCAAGCCATAAAACGTGCTGAAGCTATGGAGGCAGTCCCTGAATTGTTTGAACACTGTAAAACGCAAAGTGATGCTACAAAAGTATTAAAAAAACTCGATGAGGAATTACTGAAGCAAACCATAGCACAGAAAATAGAAAAACAACATTCTAACACAACGCTCCAGCAACTCATTCGAAGTTTTATCTTAAAAGACTTTTTTGAAGGTGTAAAAGATATACCTAATGAAGTAATGCACCTTGTCGAAATAGACCCGCCTTATGCTATTGATTTAAAACAAGTTAAAAAATCCACTGGTGTATCTCAATATGTAACAAATAACTACAATGAAATACCTGCTAATGAATATCAAACTTTCTTGTCAAAATTACTAAGTGAATGTTACCGAGTTATGGCTCCCCACAGTTGGCTCATCTGCTGGTTTGCTCCAGAACCTTGGTTTGAAGTAGTTTATCAAGAAATAAAAAATGCAGGTTTTTCAACTACAAGAATGTGTGGCTGTTGGGTTAAATCTACAGGTCAATCTAGAAGACCAGAAATATATCTTGCTAATTCATATGAGTTATTCTTCTACGCTTGGAAAGGTCGCCCGACGCTTAATAAACCTGGCAGGTCAAACATCTTTCAATATCCACCTATTCCACCCAGTCAAAAAACTCATGAGACAGAAAGACCTATTGAATTAACAGATTATCTTTATGAAACCTTCACTCCTGTCGGTTCAAGAATTTTAATTCCTTTCCTTGGCTCAGGTAATGGTTTAATAAGTGCACACAAACTAGGAATGTCCGCTGTGGGTTTTGAACTAGGAAAATCCTACAAAGATTCATTCATAGTAAAAGTCGATAGAATGTTCAAGGATTGATTTTTAAAAGAATGTTCAAAAATTAAATAATCTATGGGAGACTCTAAATGAAAAGAACATTTGTCCCACCTTCAGGTGATCTAAATGCTAAATTAGCAATAGTTGGTGAACAGCCAGGTTTTCAAGAGATAAAACTCCATAGGCCATTCATAGGTCCTGCTGGAAGAGGCTTAGATGAATGTCTAGCTATTGCCAAAATTCCGAGATCAAGCATCTACCTAACCAACGTAATTAAAGATCTAGATTTCCCTCTCAAACATTACATAGATCTTGGAACAAGAGGGAATTGGAAAATATCTGACGACGGTTATCAGTATATACAAGAATTAGCTAACGAACTAAGTAAATTACCAAACTTAAATGTCGTAGTAGCTTGCGGAAACATAGCGTTGTTAGCTCTTACAAATCGCATAGGTATAACAAAATGGAGGGGTTCTGTAATAACTTCTACAATAATTCCAGAATTAAAAGTAATCCCTACTTTTCACCCAGCTACATTTATCCCTCCTAAGTTCAAATACTTAAACAAACCTTTAATTTGTGAAGATTTAACAAAAGCTAAACACGAAAGTGAATTTCACCACGTTAAAAGACTATCTCGAAATATTATAATAAAACCTACATTCAACGAAGCTATCTCCACACTAGCTCACTGCTACGATATTGGTCTAAGGGGTCAAACAATAGGTATTGATATCGAAGTTATAAACGGCGAACTTGACTGTATCTCATTTTCTTGGTCTAATTTAAATTCAATATCTATCCCATTCCGTTATCAACAAGGTGATTATTTCACACCTGATCAAGAGTACGAAATAATGTTGTTTATAGCTAAAATAATCCAAGAAGAAAAAATACCTAAAGTCGGTGCTAATTTCATCTTCGATACTCAATTCTTATTCCGCAAATATGGAATCATTCCTCGTGGTGATCTACACTGTACACAAATAGCACAAAAAATATCTTTTCCAGACTTCCCTGCCGGATTAGATTTTGTAACAACTATGCACACTGACGTACCATATTACAAGGAAGACGGAAAACAGTGGATGAAGATGGGCAGTGGTTCATGGGAGGAGTGGTGGAACTATAATGGAATGGATGCTATAATTCCTGTAGAAGCATTACCAAAGCAATTCCAAATTCTTTCAAAACAACTTAATGAGGAAACCTATGAACGTCAGAGGAAGTTAATAAAACCTTTAATTTACATGTCAGAGCGAGGAATCAGAATTGATGTCGAAGAAATGTTAAAATATAAAAATAGTCAACAAGCGGAATTAGAAAATCTCGCTGAAGAGTTAAATCGTGAAGTAGGTTACGAAATAAACTACAACTCACCAAAGCAATTAAAAGAATTTTTTTACAACAAATTACATTTACGTCCTTACATCAATCGAAAGACTGGCAAAGCATCTACTGACGTTGACGCTTTAAAACGAATCTTTCGGGCTGGAGGCCCTGGATCAAAAGTTGCTCGTCTAATGTTGGACATTAGATCTTTATCAAAACGTATTTCTACTTATCTTAACATCGGAAAAGTTGACCAAGACGGGCGATATCGTTCTTCATACAAACCTGTAGGTGCTGAAACTGGAAGGATTTCAAGTGGAGCAACTATATTTGGAACTGGAGGAAACCAACAGAATATACCTCATGACATATTACGCTTTTTTCTCTTCGATGAAGGTTATATAGGTTATTCTTTCGACTTATCACAGATAGAAAATCGAATCGTAGCTTATGTTGGTGGAGTAGTAGAACAAATAAAAGCCTTTGAACAAGGCATTGATTTACATAGGCTTTCAGCCTCAATTCTTTTTGGCAAACCTTATGATCAAATCTCAGCAGAAGATGGTTCTTCTTCTCTCGGCGATGGAAGACAATCCGAACGCTATTGGGGAAAGAAGACTAATCACGCGACCAACTATGATATTGGCTATAAAACATTTGCTCTTAAAAATGAAATGTCTGAAAGTGAAGCTAAATTCATAATCGAGAATATTCACAGGGGCTATCCACAAATAAGAAATGGTTATCATCAGATAATACAAAAGATGCTTAAGAAAAATAGAATAGTAACAAATCTATTCGGTCGCAGAAGGTTATTCCTAGGACCTATAATTCCTAGCCCACCCAACGTTCCTTTAAGTGCTTGCGTAAGTACCTATCGTGAAGCTTACGCACACTTTGCTCAAAGTACTGTTGCTGACAAAGTAAATGAACAAGGCGTTGAATTCATCTATTACAACCAACACTTGTTTAAACCACTGGAATTATTAACTCAAATACATGACTCAGTAGTTTTTCAAATTCCTTTAACAATTCCCTGGGAAGAACATGCTAAGATGTTACTTTTAATAAAAAATTCTATCGAACAACCTCTTTATTGGCACGATAGAGAAATAAAAACACCTGCCGATTTATCTATTGGATTCAATATGTGTAAAGAAGACATGATTGAATTGAAGAGTAAAGAAATTCCTTCTAATGTAGATAAACTAACTACAAAGTTAAAAGAAGTTTATAATAAACTATTGAATGAAAGGGAAATTAAATGTACATAATATTGTCTTGCTTGTAATGATATTTTTGTTTCCGAGGTCACGCATACTCTGAACGAACCCTGCAATAAAATCACACGAAGTATTGATGCCGCATACCGGACTGAGAACTTTATCAGGCACGGTAGT